GTTCCTGAGACGACACCCCGGAGTATATTGTTCTGCTACATATTTCTCCCACGCCGCCGCGTCCCCCATTCTCCCCGCATCCTCGACTGTTGGCGTCACCCAAGTTTTCTGCGACCCAGTAGAGGCGGCTCCTGATGTGGGGGGCGTCCACCGCGCAAGCCGGGATATCGACCCCCCGGCTGGCGTATCCTTCTGCCTCCAGATCAGCTCGCACTCCGTCGAGCCAACCATACCCAGCCTGTCCCGCAACTTGCTCTCCCATAACGACAGGGGGCCGGACGGCGCCGATGAGACGAAAGAAGTGCGGCCACAGGTGCCTTGGATCGTCGACACCCGCTCCTTTGCCCGCGACCGAGAACGGCTGGCACGGGCAAGAGCCGGTCCAGATTGGTCTGTCATCGGGCCATCCTGCAAGCCGTAGTGCGTGGCTCCATCCACCGATCCCGGCAAAGAAGTGGGCTTGGGTGAAGCCTCTGAGGTCATCAGGTGCAACATCGACAATTGATCTGGTATCGACTTCGCCATCTGCTATGTGCCCCGCTTTGATAAGGTTACGCAGCCACTGGGCTGCGTAGGGTTCGATCTCGTTGTAATAGGCGGCCATATCAAAACGCCTCTGGGTTGCCGGTGAGCGGTGGCACCTTCATCCATGCCGCGACGCCCGAATTGACCTTGATCAGGGTATCCCAGTCATGGCTCATGTTGCGGGGTTGAGGCACGAACCAGCCAAACCCATCAAGGTAACCGCCAAAGAATATCTGGCCAGTCCACGTCCTGAACAGCACTTGCCTACCCGAGGCGGGCATGTCCGTTGAGGTGTAGATCCAGACGGGGGTTGGCTGCGGGGAAGGAGGAGGAACGGGCTTTTCCGTATTGGGGTCACGGAGCGCAAGCCCGGCGCAAGATAAAACACCCTCAATCTCTTCTAAGCACTTTCGCCCAAAGTTCGGGACGCGAAGAAGCTCCTTGGAGCTACACTCAACGACGTCGCCAATGGTATATAAGCGATCATTCATCAGTGTATTGTAAAGCCGAGTGCTTAGCTCAAGTGACGGAACAGGGGTGTCTAAAGTGATCTTATGTGGGTGTGTTATGTTGGTTTCCTGTTGAGCTTTTTTCTCTAAAAACGGAACGTATTCCTTACCGTTTGTCATGTTGGTATTCCTTTGTTTTGCACCCTCTACATACCGGAATTTATTTCCGGGATCAACAGGGGAGTTAGGTGCCTTGACTTCCCCCACGAATTGAATGTCGGGCATTAACGGGTATTAACGGGTATTAACGGGTATTGACGGGTATTGTGCGGTAATGTCCGTTAATACCCGTTGCTAATCCCCGTTAATATGCGTTGCCCTGTATTTCAGTCGATGCTGCCCGTAACCCGAAGCCCCTGCATCTTGGTTCCCTTGTCCCGCATCTCATAGCTGAGGACGCCGTTCTGGAGCCAAGTCTGGATCATCAGCTCGGCTGTCTTTTCAGCCACGTCGAACTGCTGCTTGATGATCGACGAGGCATAGCGACCCTGCTTGCGGGACTGCGGCATTGACGACCAGGGCTTGCCGATGTTCCACGCCGAGCCGATCGCCTCAAGGATCGTGCGGCATGTCGCCTTGTCTGGCCACGCACCTTTGTCTCTGGTCGGCTCGTCGCAGGCACGGGCAAATAGGCTGGTGGTGCCCTTGATGTCGCCGACCGACTGCTCGACCATCTCGAACGCCTGCTTCCAGCCATCCTGCGCCGCCTTGATCTTGCGCGCCGTCAGGTAGCCGATCTTCTCACCCTGCTCCCGCTCAATCAACAGCAGGAAGTCACCGGCGCCGTCGAAGACGCTAGAGCCACGCAGATTGCCCGCACGGCTAGTGTGGTGGACGCCGGTGACCGTGGCGCTGAATATCTCGCGCAGCGCGTCACAGGCCCGGATGAACAGCGTCATGTCCTTTTGAAGGTTCTCGTCTGCACCTGGCAGCACTCTGGAGACGGTGTCGACGTAAACGGCGACAGGGAACTCGCCCGTCTGATCCACGATCGTCTGAACCGTGCGGATCAGCTTGTCGACGTCCTTCTCATCCATGAAGTTGATGGACTGCCGGATTAGGTAGAACGGCGCGTCATCAGCCTTCACCCCGAGTGCTGTCTCCCATGCCCGCAGTCTGAACTTCATGTCGCCGACGCCCTCGGACGAGATGTAGATCACTGGGCCGCTACGGTTGATCTTCCTGTTCCACCACTGGTCAAGGCCACAGGCGATTGAGAGGGCTTGACCTATAGCGATGAACGACTTGCCGCAGCCGGGAGCTCCAAAGATGAACCCTAGGGCGTTCTCGATCATGATCGTCTCAACCAGCCACGTCGGATCTGGCAAGGTCTTGATCCCCTTCACGTCGAGAATCTCAAAGACGTTGAGGTCTGCGCCGAATTCAGCCTCTGCATCACTATTGGCATCTGATCCCCCGTTTCCCCCGTTCTCCCCCGTTCTTCCCCCGTCCTCTTCCCCGTTCCCCCGATCTTGTTTCCCCGACCCATAAGACGGGGTAGCTTCTCTCAGGGGTAATGGCGCCTCAGCATGGCGACAGACTTTGTCATCCCATTGATCGAAGGCGTGCTTGAGCTTTTGGCGCAGCAGCGAAATGCCGCGCCCCTCACGCTCCAGCAAGATGTGATTGGGCGTGCCGCGCTCAACGATGCGGGACTTGGTTGCTGTTTCGTATTTCGTAAACAGCATTCGCAGGATGTTGTCCTCATCCGCCTTCGAAGGCTTGATCGGGCACTGACGATACTCATCGACGACGCGACCCCAGACCATGCGGGTCATGTACTCTTCGCGCCCGTCTATGATGCGCCCGAACTCGTTCTTCGCCATCTCAGGCGTCTGTGTTTTCTCAGCCGGTCCCGACGCAGTCGTCGAGCCGCCGCCGTAGGTCTTCACAAGTGCGTCGATCTCGCCGCACAGCCATTGCGGCGCCATCGAGATCTCCATCTCCCACGGCTCAAGCCCTGCGTCCCACTTGTAGGGCGTGCCGCTTTCGTGCATCGACGGCGGCAGCATTGCGAAGCCACCCTGGCCGCGGATGTCTACCCCGATGCTGGTCTTACAGGTGGGAGGCGTCCATCCTGCGGGCGCCTGAAACAAGATCTGCTTCCCGCCGCCGCCGGTAGTCTGGCGAGGCGTCTCAATGTCGCCGCCCATATTGTGAAGGGCCAGAAGCCCGTCCCACCATGTGGCAGCCGCAGGGTTCTTATGCAGGTCGAGGTCGATCATGAATACATTGCCTGAGCACTGGCCCGTGATCATGCCCATATTGTTGCGGCGTGCGTGCTCACCCTGCTCGCCATACCAACGCTCAAAGGTGAGATCCGGCGCAAGCTCGTGCTCTAACGCACGCCACTTAGGAAGCGCAGGGCGCTTCCACTGCGTGCGGTTCTCTGACGGCGTCATAGCTGGCACGACCTGAAGGCCAGCATCTCTGTACATCCGCGCCCACTCTGTGGGATCGGCGAAGTCGGGGTCAAATTGCTGCACTGATTTCGCGCTCATGTTTTATCTGACTAGTTAGAGGTTTTCCGCGCCATACTTTGCCAGCAGCGCGGCTTCTGCTCGGCCATGATGTTTCTTCAATCTAAAATTGTCTGAGGATGGCCAGTATTGTATCGCACGCGCTCGGGCTTGCTCTTTGTCTGACGACAGGGAATAGAACTTCTTCCACTTACCCGGCGTGACCAGAACCATCGGGATCTGCAACGCCGCGATCGTGCCGCGCGCCATTCCGTATGCGACACCAAAAGTAAAAGTTGATCGCACGCCCTGCTTGGGCATTGAATGCACCAGCTCGACCACAGCCAACATTGGTGCGAAGCCTTTGATCAGATCGGCGAGGGCTGCTGCGTCGATCTCGCCATTAGCAAGGGGAACGTCGAGAGACGCGATCTTCTGTGGATACTCAGGGAAATAAAAAGCGACCGCGCCGGAATTGCCGGGGTCAACGCCCATGTAGCAAGCTGGATTGGTCAAGCTGCATTCCTCTTTTGTTTTCTGTCCATCGCCTGAAAGTGCTCAGGCTTTATCCTACCCCTAGCGGCTGCGATGATCGCGAGACGCCACCTGTGGGGTACATGATTGCGTTGGCGCCATTTACGACGCGCCCAGTATTCGACCTCTAGCTTTTCAGCCAGCTTGTCTATGAGGTCCCAGTCGAGGTGATTTGTGCTCATTCGCAATCGTTGGACATTTTATCCAATAAGTCAATTGGGTTGTTGGACAAAAATTCCCTTGACGTGCTTTTGGAAAAAGTCCAATCTTTGCAAATCGAAAAAACATGAGAACCAAATGAACCCATTCGAGCACTATAACATCCAACATTTGTCGCCGTCTTCATGCAATCTCTTCATCGGTTCTCCGGCTATGTATGTGCTAGAGCGCGTGATGGGAAAGAAGAGCAAAGTCGGCGCAGCAGCGCATCGTGGCAATGCTGTTGAAGAAGGTGTTGTGCACGGTCTTATGGGTGCAAGCGATGAAGAGGCAATCAAGAAAGCCAAGAGCACGTTCGGTCGTTTGACTGCACTGAGCGGTGATCCCAGACGTGAGAAAGAAAGCAACAGCATTGAGGACATGGTAAAGCAAGGTCTGACCGAGCTTCGCCCATATGGACCGCCGTCGTCGACGCAGGGCAAGATCGAATGGAAGGTCGAGGGGTTGATGGTTCCCTTCATCGGCTTCTACGACATCGCTTGGGACGACCACGGCATCTTGCTCGACATTAAGACGACGCATGCGCTGCCGTCGCAGATCAAGATCAATCATGCCCGGCAAGTTGCTTTATATGCTGCTGCGCTTGGCAACAACATCAGCCCGCGACTGTCGTATATAACGACGAAGAAGGTCGCGACATATACACTGGAGAACGTGGAGAGCCACGTACGTGCGCTGGAGCGCATTGCGCTCACGATACAAAGGTTTCTGTCGATCAGCAAAGACCCAAATGAGCTTGCCTCGTTGGTTGTGCCTGATATAGACAGCTTCTATTTTTCAGATCCCATGGCACGTCAAGCAGCGTTTGAGGTGTGGGGTCTGTAGGAATTGCCCGCGTGGGCGAAGGCGAGCGTTGAGCCAAATCAGCGCATTGTAAGTGGAGAATGAAAATGGCACTTGGATTTAATCTCGGTGGCGGCGGCGGTGGAAACTTCTTGCCGATCATCAAATACGACGCACGCGCTGGCCGCTTGTTTCGTGTTGATAGTGAAGACGGCGTTAAGACGTCAGTCGACATCACTCGCAACTTCAAAGCTGTCTTTGACTTTGATAACGTAGAGACTGGGTGGATTAAATTCGCTGCGGGATCTGCTCCTGAGTTCAAGATGGTTCCGTTAGGTTCTGACGAAGGCGAGAAGCCCTCTGACGAATACAAGCACGGCTTGCGCATGTGCGTGAAGCTGGGCGCTGAAGTTGGCGGCGACTGCCGTGAACTTGCAGGAACGTCTGTCGCATTCCTTGGCGGCGTTGATGCGCTCCACGATCTGTATGTGGCTGGTGTGAAGGAGAACGCTGGTAAGCTGCCGGTCGTTGTTCTCGACGAGACTGTGCCGATCGAAAGCGGATCGGGTTCAAAGAAGTCAACCAACTATCGCCCTGTGTTCTCGATCGCGGCTTGGGTGTCGCGTCCGAAGGATCTCGTGGCAAGCTCACGCTCAGCAGCTCCTGCTGCTGCTGCACCAACCCCGAAGTCTATCCCACCGTCCACTGGCTCTACTCGTGCGGCTCCGCCCGCTCAGAAGCCTGCGCCCGTTGTCGATGAGGACGAGTTCGGTTGATTAAACGGGGCGCCTTCGGGCGCCCCACATCACCGGAGAGAAGATGCACAAGTTTGAAGTTATCTTGAATATGCCTGTGCGTGAAGGACCTCTGGTTCATAGGATCATTGCTACACATCCTCTGCCTACTGCGGACGCATTCATGCGGCAACTCGTTGAGGCTGGGTACATTGTTGTTGATGAATGGTATCCAGACCCGCACACGCGAGTTTTAAAAAACCACGGACCAATAGCTTTTAATTACACAGTCGTCGCCAAAGTAAAACTCTGGGACGGTAAATAAGGGGGATCAAAATGGAATACGAAAACATTATGCACTCGGCGAATGAGATGTTCGCTGATCGTGGCGCTCAATATGGCGACATGAAGGCAACACTCACACGCCAGGCGAAGATCGCTACTCTTATCCTTGGCAAGCCTGTCACGCCCTATGAGGTTGCAATGATCCTTCACGCAGTTAAACTGGGTAGGCTGGAAGGTCGCCGCAACAAAGCAGACACATACATTGATGGCATCAACTACTTTGCATTTGCGGCTTCCTTTGCAACAGCAGGAGACGAAACCCTAGAGGATGACATCGTCGCTATGGCAAGGCGACTAGCACCCCGCAAGCAGGAGAATGCGAATGTTCAAAACGGCAGTAGTGACAGCCGTCCTGATCTCGTTCACGATGACAGTAATCGCGAGTGAGGAAACAGCAGCAGACTTTTTCCGCAAGGATAAAGAATACTGGAGTAAAGGATTGGTGGCGCCAGATACGCCGTCGTGGGCAGGATCCCTCAGCGTAGGGGCAATGTCTGACACAAGTAAGCAATCGGTCGCAAAGGCCGTTGCAAAAGAAGCCAAGGTTCGCCTCGGCGAGCAACACGTCAACACAGCTCTGCGGCTAACAAAGTTGGAGAGCGGTTTTAGGTGCCACGTTCTTGGGCCAAAGACGCGCCACGGACGGGCAGTAGGCCCACTACAGGTTCTACCCTCCAGCGCGCGTGCGTTGGGGATCCATAACCTCCATGGGGACTGCAAGGCGCAGATCACAGCGGGCATTCTTCACATGGAGAAATGCCTGTCTGTTGGAGCAAGAACCTACTCGCAGATGGCGGCGTGTCATGTTGCGGGTTGGGGTGGATGGAACAAGCGTTTGACCCGCAAGGCTGAACGCTACAAGCAACAATACATTCGGATGGCAGCGGCATCTAATGTGCCGTCATGGGCAGGAGCACTTCGGTGATGATGGAATACCTGATGGTTTTACTTGTGGTGGTGGCGACTTTCGCCGCCACCTTGGCGTCCCTTTGGTCGGCCATAGCTATATGGCTAACGGTTGATTTGGTATTGGAAAAACTTGGGAGGTAGGGATGGGGAAAAGAATTGAAGATTTTGACCTCATAACGCAAAAGATGTTGCGGATGTGGGAGAAAAACAAAACGGCAAAGCAGATCGGCGACGAGCTTGGTGTGACGAAGAACGCAGTTATAGGGCGAGTAACCAGAGCCCGCATGGCTGGATTACAATTAAATCGAGCATCGGTGATCAGGAAGAAAGTGTTCGAGTGGCCGTCGCCTGTGGCGAAACCTCATATGATTGCCAGAGAGCCCCAATCAAGGTGCGAGCCCCTATCAATCTTTGAGACGACGACTCAAAAGAAGAGCAAAAGATCCATCACACTATTTCAGTTG